CATCTGATTAACAAGCTTTTTTTCTTCAGCGGATAATTCATTTACTTCGCCTGGAGTTGCTTTCTTATAAGCATCAACAATTTTGTCAGTGCCAACCTCTAATGCTTCACGAATATTAAAATAGCTTTTAGTCATATTACCCTCTTACTTTCGCGGCTAGATCTTTGTCAGCTCCGCCCCATGTTCCTGATGATTTTGTTGCGAATGAGTTAACTCTTGCAAGTCCCCATTGCGTTGGATTAGTTCCTGGACGATGCGATGTTTTCCATGCGCCATATCCACGGTCAAATACTTTTTTAAGAATTGAATATGGAATACCAGTTTTATCGGCCTTTTTCTGAAGTGCTTTTTTTGCATCAGCTTCAGTTACTTCTTCACGTTTTTCACCAAACATGTCTTTAAAGCGTTTTGTATGCTTAGATTGTTTAGCATTATCTCTAGGCTTATTATATTTTTCTTTTTCTTTTGCATTCATTTTATCATAGTCTTTATGAGAGCCATAGCCTTCACCAATAGAATGAGGAGCAGGTTCTACTTCTTGAGCTAATGCAAGAATTGATTCTTCATTTGGATCTACCTTAGACACTTGATCTAACCAACATCTCCAAGTTTCACCTTTTGATTCTACAACCAAATAGTTAGCACCAAGTTTAGTAATAGTACCAACAATACCTTTGTCAGTAATTACAACTTGCTCACCTTCTTCAAAAATACGTTGCTTGATATAAGCTTCGCGTAGTTCTGATACTGGTTCTAATTGAACATGGTTTTTATATTCAGCTGCTTCTTTAATACCCATTGCTTTACGTAGGTTATCAAATAGTCCTTTACCATCTTTGAAACTAGATGGAAGACCTTTTGCGAAAGAACTATAATCATTAGATGCAGCTGCATCTCTCATTTTAGAAGCTGACATACCTGATACATCATCAGAATCAGGATCGCGTTCACCAGCAGATACAACATTAACACCATCTTGGAAGTTGTACATACCGTGGCGAGAACTAACGCCATTATACTTATTTGTTAGTGCAGAGAATTCATTGACTCGATCTGAACCAACTACCATAGTAACCTTGGTAAAACCTTGATCGTATAGCTTTACCAAAATATCTAAAGCATTGCGTACGTCCTTATCAGACATGATATTTCTACCATGCTTAGGAAACATCTTACGCATATATTTAATTTTTGTATTAAAGTCTAATGGATTCTTTTTAGGATCTTGAGATTTAGACGCGTAAATACGATAGTTGTTTCCCTTTGCAAGAGAAGCAACTTTAGAGATTAACTTTTCGTGACCATTTGTTGGTGGATTAAATCTACCAAAAGTAAAGACTACTTCTTTAGTTTCTTCGGTTAGGTATTCACTAAAAGATTTAAACAAGGTTATTCTCCCTTAGTCGCTTTTAGCTTTTCACGGTCAGCTTGTTTAATCTTAGGAAGTAATTTCTTTGCAATCTTTTTAATTGCTGCGCCTTTTTTCTCTAAGCGCTTTTCAATACTTGCTCTTGCCGCATAAGAAAGATCTGCTTTATCTTTATCTTTTGTAATTTTCTTAATAAGAATATTACGAGCAGCTTTTTCAGCGCGTTTCTTTAGCTTCTCAGGAGACGCTAATTTTTTACGTGCTTTTTTCTGGCCCAATGCGATTTTGGCTTTATTCTTTCGCATGGCCATTTTCATTTTTTGGCGCTGGGCTTGAGTTAAAGCCTCATCTACACTTGGGTCATACGAAGCTGCTAAGTCGCCAGATGTGTCATCCGTCTTACGGCGTTTAGCATTTTTAGCGAGTTGTTCATCGCCAGTAGCTGTATAGTCTACAGTTAAAAAGTCTTTGAATGAGTACATTTGTTTATTCTTTCCCATTAAGAACGAGACGCGGTGTCCCAACCTTTTAATATATCAGGAGAGAAGTTATTTGTTGAGAACTCTAAACGGTCCACCAACTTAACTGCTCCACCACCAATTCGGTCAATTGCAACAAAGCCTTCTTGGCCGGTTACCTTAAACCCAGTTTTTGTTTTAACAAAAGTGTTAATATTTTTTAGTCTATCAAGCTTATTTATAATAATTAACTTCGCCACTACAATAGCTTTTTGTAAATCAAACAATAATTTTAAGTTATTTTTATTTTTTTCTGAGAAAAACTTTAGCATCTCGTCGCGTTTTGCATATTGGGCTGACTTACCTTTTTCAGTTGTACGCTTACCAGCTTCTTTTTCAAATTTATCAGTAATGAATTGAATAAGACTATCGACATGCTTTTTAGTATCAGTTACTGCTTCACCAGCACGAACATACCTATTATTATGAGTTTCAATCACACCAGCAAAATCTTGGTTCTTTTCAATTTCACGAAGAGTTGAGCCAGCAATTTTACGAAAGATTTTACCAGCATCTGAAAGAGCTTTGGTTACTTCATCAGTATCTTTCTTTGTCAGCGTTGCTGTACCAGATAAATCACGAATTGTTGCAGTTTCAGCCCATACAGACGAAACGTTTTTAAATTTATCTACATCAACACCGTATGATGCCTTCATGGTTTCGAAAGTAGCTCCATCATACGACGTATGAAATACGACTCCAATACGAGCTTTTTTAATTCTTTTAGCTTCGTCGGAATCGACGGGAATAGCGTACATAATGGTGTTAGGATGAAAAGTGAGATACTTTTGACCATCAATTGATTCAGTTTTGAGATCATTAGAAGTAAACATAATATCACCTTGCACGACGCCTCTGATGCCAAGTTTACTAAGTTCATCATATGCGATTTTGAGTTTTGTTTGTAAGTCTCCACTTGTGTCTTCTTCGATGTCTGCATGAGATTTATATACCTTTGGATTCTTATTAAAGATGCCTTTTTTGGCAACAAAGAATTCGCCATCATTCGGGTCAATCCCGGCGAAAACAGCAGGTGCACCATCCCATTTTACAGTAACATCTGTGGAACCTTTAGCATTACCTGCTAACATATCACGAAGAGAACGCAAAGCTAAAATAGCATCCCTTGCGCCCTTCACACCACCATAAATCACTTGATCTTCAATGTGAGTCATGTGGGTATTCTTCTGTTCAGAAAGGTAAGACTTAAAGTTTTTCATCGTTTTTCCTATTGATAAATTTTTACGAATGCTGATGAATCATCAGAGCTTGATGCGGCGTAATTTACAATTGCATTTACAAAAGCGTCAGCCTTACTTCCTTTATTAGTATTCAAATACTGGACAATCATTACAGCTGCTAATTTAGCTGAGAACCAACCTGCATCTTTAGTTTTCATTTCTTCAATAAAGTAATCATAAGTCAAAGATGGATCTGCCACTTTTGCCATTTTGTAGAAATACATTTCTGATCTTTTATTTTTTCCAGAAGCTAATTTTTGTGCTATACGTTTAATAGATCCATGTGGTGGAATATTCACATTAAGGTATCTCTTACCAGCAGCCATAATAACACCCCAGCCAGCACCACCACCGCGGGCAGTTTTGCCCATGATCTCAATCTTATTAGCACCAAGGTAGTTATTTGGACGAATTTCCATAGTGCCACCACTAAATTCTACGGTGCCACCTTTATTTGAGAAGAATGTACCACGGTTTGATTTTACTGCGCCTGATACAAATTTATGATTTTGTGGAGAACCTTCAATATTATATTCTTTTGCTTTAGCATCTTTCTTAACAAGCTTAAGGGAAATACCTACAACTTTGCGTTCTTTGAATAAGCGCAAAAGAGAGTTATTGAGTGCACCAATTGAAGAAGTATCTAGTTCTTTCTTTAGGTCTACACCATCTTCAATAGCCCAGATATCGCCTGGATTCCATTTATCATCTGTCAATGCAGAGATACCAGAATTCTTGAAAGCTTCTTTCTTAGCAGTCTTATAAATGTAATTCATTGCTGAAGAATCACGATGAAGCTTATGCTTTTTAGTTGCGTATCCAGCTTTAATAATTTTTTGAGCTGAAAGATAAGCTGAAACTTGCCACGCTGAATCCATTGAAACCATTTCATCAAATGATGTTTTACCAACATCAATACGATTCATAGCTTTTTTAAGAATAGATGGAGTAAAGAATTCAATTGGTTGGTTACCATATTCAAGCATTGCTGCTAACCATAAACACTGACCTGATTCTGTCTGAGCAGTATTTTCTGTACCACCACCAGCACCAGCACCTCCACCAAAAATAGCAGACTTACCAATCTGGGATGATGATATTTCTTTACCATTAGTGGTAATTAGGTTAAATGGAGTTTTACCATCAAAATTATCTATGGCTGTAATATTTTCTGGTGT